TTTTTATAAAGTTTTAAAGTATTTTGTGCAGAATCTAAATCAAGTGCCATACCTAAAATATCATCTGTTGCAAGGGTTGTACCAATAGAACCTACATTGCTATTATTATGAAAAAAATTACTTCCAGTTCCTACATAAAAACCATAACTATTAGCATCATCTCCTAACCAATTATTTCCTAATTTTGTTGCATGAGGTGAACTTGGTCTACAAATTCCCATACCTGGGTAATCATCTTGAACAGTTACTTTACATTCCATATAGTATTTACCAGATGTCATACTTAAAGTTGATGAAGCTGTATGATAACCAGAACCAGGAGAACCTAATTCACTTTCTGTGTTTCCATTAGATAAAGTTGTATTTGTTGATAAAGGATTCCATGTAGCAAAAACATTACTTGGATTATCTTCTGTTTTTGTAAGTGTACCTGTAACTGTAAAATCATTAGAATTAGGAGATTGGTCTGTAACTGTATTTCCATCTTTTAAAACAAAGAAACCATTAGTTCCTACTGTATAACTAGGAGAAGTATTTATTTTCCATTCTCCAGTTGTGCTATCTGTTGAACCAAAAACTGTTGGTGCTAAAGCTGAACCATCTACAAAATGAACATGGCTCATAGAACCATCAAACCAAGCATTTGAATCATTTACATCTCTACCAATATTACAAGCTCTAGCTGAACCTAAACCTAAATCATGGTTTAATGATGGATAAGCAGCAGAAGAAAAAGATGTTTCTTGTACTCCATTTATATAAAATTTTATTCTATCTGATGCTGTTGATTGTGTAGTATCTATTGCAAATACAACATGATACCAACCATTAACATCTCTAAATTTTCTATTTGTGATAACATCTGCTTCACCAGCACCATTTATAAATAATCTTAAAACATCACTTGTACCATCAAATCTAAAACCATCTCTATTTGAAGCTGTAGACCAACTTATTAAAACTTGTTCAGAACCAACTTTACTTCTTTTAAACCAAGCAGAAAATGTGCATTTTTTGCTGTTAGTTGGTGTACCAGAAAAAGTTTTTGATAAATATGTATTAGCCATGATTAATTAAATTGTCCTCCACCTGTTGCACCGAAGCTAGATGTTAAGCTAAATGCTCTATCTACTGTTTGTCCTTCAGCGTCTGTTATTCTTAATGTAAAATTGTATGTTGTTGGTGTAGTTGATGTTCCACCAAAATCTGATGTTGTAATTACACCTGTTGCACTATTAAGTGTGCAGTTTGCTTGTCCTGAAGCTGTCAAAACAGATGTTACTTCAGAAAATGCTATTGTACTATCAGATGATCCAGCAACTGTTGCAACTGTTCCTGAAAAATTACCAGCAATAGTTCCTATTGATCCTGCTGCTGTACTAAATGTTGGAGCTGTAGATGCTGTTATAATAGCATTTGCAGATCTTCCTGCATTACCATCATCAAGTTCTATTCTAACATAATAAGTTCCAGATGCTAAAGTACAATTAACTGATAACGTAGTTGCATTAGTTAATGAAACTGTGTTTGCTCTTGTTATAGCTCCAGTATCTGATTTAATAAATTCAACTTGTGGAATATTTGAAAAATTAGTTCCAGTAATATTTATAGTTGTAGCTGTTGCAGGTGCAATAGTTTGTGATACATTTGCAACAGTAGGTTTTGTTTCTGTTGCAGTAACCCAAGATAATTGGTTTGTACTAGAACCTGCTGTAGCTAATACTTGTCCACTAGATCCTACTGATGTAGGTAGTATTAATGTGTATGATTGACCAGCAGAGTGAGCTGGTGATTGTATTGCAACACCATGTGAATTTTGTGAGCAGTTTAAAGTAATTTTTCCATCAGCAGAAGATCCATCTCCTTTAGCTGTAAGTGCTGTAGCTTGTATTGTTTTATCAGATATTGTGCTAGGTAAACGTGCATTGTTAAGTGTTCCTGATGTAATGTTTGCTGCGTTAATAGCTGCAACATTAAATGTTCCATATGTTACTAAATCTAACGTATCACCTGCTGTAGCACCAGAAGCTAGTACAACAGAACTACCTGATGTTACTGTACAATCTGTACCATTAACTAATTTTACACCATTAAGATATACATCTATAAATGGAGAATCATAAGTTAAGTTATTAGAATTTAGATCATTTCCAGTAAAAGTTGTTTGTCCACCAGATGCTGTATATGTAAATCTTTCAGAAGTTCCATTAACACTAGAACCTGCAGCTGCCCAACCAGACGACTTGTAAACTTTTAATTCATTAGCAGTAGTGTCAAAATATAAATCACCCACATCTAACGAACTCGTAGGTGCTGATGATGCTATTCTGTATCTGTTAGCAAATGTATTAACATCTGTAATGTTTGTTGCAGTTGTATTAATGTTTGTTGAATTAGATGCTACTGAGTTTACATTTGATATGTTTGTAGCAACTGTATTTACATTAGTAATATTTGTAGCAACTGTAGAAACTTCTGTTGCTTTAGGTTGTAATCTGTGAAAATCGTAAGTGTTTAAAGTAGATGTTGCTTCTACAATAGCACCAAACCCAGCTGTTAAAACTGTAGTTCCTACATTATTAATTGTAACTGTATTTGATCCTTGACCATTAGATATAGTTACAGTTCCTGTAGATGGTGTTCTTGTGCTTCCAATAGCTTGAATACTAACTAAAACTCCAGCTCCTGGATTAGTTGCTGGGAAAGATGTTTCATTATCTATTGGTACAAATCCACCAACATCATCTATAAGATCTACTATTCTAGCATTGATTGCTCCTGTTGTTGCAATCTTTGTATCTCCTGATGACCAAGTATCACCTGATGATATTGTTTCTGTTGAATCTTGTCTAAAGTATCTAGCATCAGAAGCTGATGTAGTAAATAATGTAGTATCACTAACTGAGTGACCAGAATGTTCTGAGTTTGTAACTAATACTGCATCTGCTATTTTAGCAGCAGTAACTGCATCATCTGCAATTTTTGCAGTTGTAACATTAGAATCTGCTATCTTAGCAGTAGTTACATTAGCATCTGTAATTTTAGAAGTAATAACAGCGTTAGCTGCAAGTTTAGCAGTTGCTACTGATCCATCTGGTAGTGTAACTGTTTTACCAGATATATCTAATGTACTTGCTAACTTATCTCCAGTAACAGCTGCATTAGTTATTTTAGCTGTTGTAACTGCGTTTGATTTAAGATTACCAGAATCTATTACATCTAATGGTATTGAATTATTTGTTTGAGATAATGCTGCAAGATATATTACTAAAGTTTCACTTTGTAATGAACCTGAATCCCAAGTAACATTTACAGTTGTATTTGTTGAAAATGATGAACTAGATATAGTTCCAACTATTGTTCCTGTTGAAGATCCAACAGCTTTAATTCTTCTATTAGCATGATAAACAGAAGTAACATTAGCTCCTGCTATTGTAAATGATGTAGCACTTGCATATGCAAATGTATGTGCACCATCACCATCACCATAAATTACCCATTGAGAGTCATTATAAAACTCTCTTATATCAGCAGTAATAGCTCTAAAGGCATTGTTAATATTTGAAGGCAACATACCTTCTGCAATACTAACTCCTCCTACTGAGCTGTTATTTGCTGCTGTTGAACTGTAATCTTTTATTCCTGCCATTTATTCTCCTATGCCATAAACCAAGCAAATGCTTTGTCGCTTTCTGTATTATGTTTATTAATTAATTCGTTCACACTTTGTTCTAATTGTCTTTGAAAAAATTCTTGTGATTCAAAAGAATATCTTACATTATCTATATCGTTATTATCACTCATCGTATACCTGCTTTAGCTGCTATAAAATCAACTCCTTGTGCGTGTGTAAAGTTTGTTCCTGCTGGTATTTTAACATTAGCTCTAATGTATCTACCAGATTTTCTTACAGGATTCAATCCACTAGAGTTTTGATTAACAGATACAGATGCTGTTTCATCATCTGCTATTCTTTCTTTAGTCTTAACTGTTAATGTAGATATAGCATCTACAATAGGTCTTACTCCTGTTATATTAGCTCTTTGTCCAGGAAAAGGTTCTAATTCTGCTGTTTCTATTTCACATTCATTAGAATTACCTGAAAATATAGCTGCTTTAAAATTTTGATCTATAGCTCCTAAGAACATTTGACCACCATTCCAAAAGTCTGTATCTAATGCAGCATTAATATCTTCTAAGTTTTCAGATATAATATCCATTAACTCAACTGTAAAAGCTCCTACAAATTGTGGAAATATTACACTTGTTTGAGCTTCTGCTAATGACCATTTTTTAGTTGCATAGTTATATATAATAATTCTATCACATAAACCTGATGCACCTGTATTAGCTTTACTTGGATATGCCCACATAGCTAATTGATTAAATGGGTCTGTAGCTGCTTTAATTCTGTCTGTATATGCTTTATTAAGATCAAGATCAAAAAATCTATTTACTTTTTCTGCACCAATAGGTGATATATTATCACCACTTAGTTGATAGAATCCATCATCAGAATAAAAGAATACATTTCTATTATCTTGACATACTGTTTGTCCATATACTGCACCTCTGTTTGGTGATATAACTGATAGTCTAAATACTACTGATCCACCAACAAAGTCCATACGAATAATTTGATTTTGTCTAAATACATATCCTATCTCACCAGATGTTATATGTACTATCTGTCCACCAGAACCTGGTAAATCTTGGAAGTCTGCTTGTTTACCTTGCCAAGTAGCTATATCATTTATACCTGACCATTGTATTCTATTAGTATTATTAGTATGGTTTCCTGTAACAAAAAAATCTCTAATAACTCCTGATACTCTAAACACAGGTAGTGTTCCTGCAGTTACTATTGTACTAAGATTAGCAAAGTTAGTAGATGTACCCATTAAATAATATTGTGGTGCATCAACTCCATTACTTGCAATTACATGATTACCAAATTGTGTAAAGGTAACAAAGTCTGTAGCTGTACCATTTAATCCTGATTTTCTAGATGTAAATGTACCAGAAGCTAACTGATATAAATTTGTATCAGTTCCTACAAAGTTAAAAATATTGTTTGAGTTATCTCTAAATGATCCAGCACCTTTAGCATTTGTAACTGTTGTATTTGTACTATAATTTACAAGAGATGGAAATCTCTTATAAGTATTAAGTGCATGATATACATTAGTAGCTACATTAGCACCTGGCTTTAAATGTTCAGGTTGATCAGGTAGCCATTCTCCAAAAGGTACTTGCATTATCTGTTCCTATAAAATGATAAATCTGTTTGTACATCTGTTCTTTGTTGAACAGGTGCTCCTCCATATGAATCTTGTTTGTCGTTCTGCTCACATCTTTCTAATGCAGTTGAATACATCTGTAACCATTGTGATAGTTGTGTTTGATCAATTCCACCAAGAAAGTTAGCTGCATGATATAATGAACCATACAAATAAATTGCTGGATGTTTGTTTAAGATGTAATTTGATGTATTAGAATTACTAAGCTCTGATATAGCTTTATAGTATGATAACTTCCCAGTATAAGAAGTATCAGGAGCAGGACCGAATCTGAATTTTTCCACTTCATTGTCTGCCTCGATTGTGTATGTTCTTGGTCTACCAGTTCTTGATCCACCTTTTATCTCAAACATATTATGTGGTGTGATATACTCTAATGGATACTTAACTGATGATTGTAGTACATAAAATGATCTTACAGCTAAAAAACCTGTAGGAGCATTTACTTGTTCAGCATTGATAGTAATATCATCTTGCTGTTCCATTTGTCTTATTCTTAATTTTGCATTGAAGTCAGCTTCAGTTAATTTAATAAAGTCATCTTGTATCTCTGTTGTAAGATCAGATCTATTTAAAAAATTAGCTATAGATGCTTTTAATTCTGTGTATGTTGATAATGCCATTATAAACTGCCTTCTGCTGTTCTGAAATATCTAAACTCATTAGAGTTTAATTTCATTCTCATTATTTTTCTTTGAATTTCTTTTGGTAAAGCAAACCAGTTATTGCTTCCATTATATTCTTTTGCCCAGATCTGTAGTACTAATGGTGGTACACTAGCTACTCGTTTCATTCCTTTTTCAGAAGAAACCCATCCTTTATCATGATTGTATAACTCTTTATTTCTTTTCAACAAAGGATTTACATCCTGTTGATTATTAATAGTAAGTTTACCATCTGATTCTTGGATATACTTAGTTTTTATTCCACCATCGTATTCTACAGATCGAACTTTTCCCATTACTCTGTCAATTCAGTTACGTATAAATTTACAGATCCTATAACAGCAACTTTTTCACCTTCAGATACTTTGAAGTATTCTGATGATTTAGACTCTAAGAATATCTTAGAAGTTGTTGCTGTAGGATTAACTCCAAACTCAATATGACAATCTGCATCTGGTACTACTCTAACATATTCTACGTTAGAACCGAATGCTGATGATTGAGCTGAAGATCCTGATGAATTAACTTTTTGTGTAGTAACAGGTCTCATCGCAATGTGTGACATGTTACTCCTTATCTTCTGATTACAAAAGTTACGTTAAGTTTTTTAGCTCCAGTAGATGCACCATCAGTTATCATTTCGATAGTTCCACCTTCTTCAACATTGTTAGCTGCTGTTGGTTCTGCAGAATCTACAGTTCCAGCTGCTGAACCTGAATGTGCTACTGTTATTCCACCACCAGTAACTGCAGTTCCACCTATCTCGAAAGATACACCTGCATTAGCTCCAGAGATTGCTCCCTGTAAAGATGTGATGATTTTAATAATTTTACCAGAATCTGGTACTGCTACAAAAGTTGATGATGCTGTACTTACGTCAGCAATTTCGCCATATATAAAATAGTCGTTTAATGTTCTCATTTTATTCCTTTAATGTTCCGATCCTAACCTATCTCAGATCTTCATTGATTAGAATGCTGCTAGGGGAGCAGATTATAGGTTACTCCCCTAAACAGTTATATTATTATGATGTTGTTAAGTCTGCAACTAAGCCAGACGCTTTTTCGTTTCTTGACTCAAGAGTCGCTTCAACTAAAAGCTGTCTTTTCTCAGAGTCACCAGTTTTTGCAAGTTCATGCATACTGAAGTCTCTTAAGAAAGCTATGCCGAAGTAGTTCATGTCTAACACATATGCATCTCTATCTCTAGAGAATCTGTTAGGTACTACTTGTAACTGTCCAAAATCAGATGCGTATACGTCTACAGAAGTATATAATGTAGCGTCTGCACCTGCATCAAATCTAGTTGAATTACCAGTAAATCCTGATAATTTTTGTTTGTTGAATGGTCCTACCATAATCATAGAAGGATCACCACCTTCATTCCAAACTGATTTGATTACTGATTTTAATGATGCTTCTGTGAAAGCTCTTTGAGTTCCATCAGTTCTTGCTGTATTACCAGCTCCTCCTGAAGAACCAGATGCTCCAAGATCATCATTAGTTTCAATCCAAGCTCCAAGAGAACCGAATTTTCTAGCTGTTGTACTGTTACCAGCAACTTCTGCTTGGTTTCCAGTAATAGTAGCTTCCATGTCTCTTTTAAGCTCTTTTGCTTTTTTAGCAATTTGGTATGCTAATTCAGATGCTCTACCTGCTTTGTCTACTGACTCTTGTGTTCCTGTGATTACAACAGTTTTGTCCATAATCTGAGAACTATTTGAAAGTCTTGTAGTTGCAGAAACTGCATCTAAAGTTGCTTCATCACCTTCAATAACAGCATTGTTAGTAGCTGCTGATGCAAGTGAATCTGTTTGCCATTCGTGAAGAACTGCAGTAGCTTTTGTCTTAGCTGCTGAGCTGATGAATGGCGTATCTGTTGGTGAGATACTGTAGATTACGTCAGAAAGATCTTCTCTTTCACCGACTGAATCATAAGTATCAAACGTGTTAGTTGGCTGTGCCATTGTTTATTTCCTTTGTTGAGATTTAAGATTAATAATGTCAAGGATTGCAGATGAGGCATCTTTTAAATCACCACTTTTACGCACCTTGCCAATTTTATTTCTTATTTGCTCTCTACCAGAACTTGTTGAAGATTTAGCTACACCAGATTTAACTACCTTTGGAGCATTGGCTACTTTCTTTTGAACGATAGGTCTTTTATCTTTCAAAGTTTGGTAACTCATGGCATCCTTTGCAACCATTAAAAATCTATGATCTGCAAGTGATCCGATCTCCTCATCATTAAAACCATAATTTCTTAAAGAATTACGCATATTAACTTTGAATTGATCTGCTTTTCCAGGATCGCTGTACTCTGGTATTTTTGTTGCTGCTAACTCTCGCTGTGTTTCAAGGAAATCATTATACTGTTTTGCTTGTGCTTCTCTAGCTCTACCTTTCATATCCTGTATTCTGCTTTGTTGTTGTCTTAATTCAAAGTCCAACTTTGCAGCTTGTGTAGGATCTTCTTCGTAAAGTTTTTGAAGATCAGTACTTCCTTGTGTTTGTCTGACAGTTGCGTCAGCAGTTGCTATTAGTTCATTCAACTCGGATAGTTTCGCATCATAAGATTGACGCAAACCATTCTTCTGAACATCTAAGTCTTTTCTTTCCATGCTCAGTT